ATAAACATAGGTCCTTTAGATGCAATGCCATACAAGTATTTGGTTGAAGTATTAGGAAAAACCAATCTACACCATTCTTCAACTATAATTCATAGAAATAAAGATGCTAAAGAGCTTTATAAAAATGTTGAAGGAATGGATCAAGACTTTTGGATATGGTTCCAGTTTACAAAAATTGAACAAGGATTTTATTTTAATCCATTTAAAGTTAAAAAATATAATAATCCTATATGGGAGCTAGAAGAAAATAATCAAAATTCTGAAGTGGATTTAGAATTAAAAAATAAACATAAGTGGAATATAAATGACACTACTCCAAAAGAACTGCCAGAAAGATTAATAGAGATGTTCTCTAAAAAAGGAGAAATAGTTTTAGATGTTTTTAGTGGAAGTGCAATAATTCCAGTAACAGCCTACATGCTTGGAAGAAATAGTATTGGAGTAGATATATCAAAAGATCAAAAAGATCTTGCGGAAAAAAGATTAGAGATAACAAAAAGGATTGGTAATGAGTAAGTCAATAGAGATTATAAAACTTTATGATGATCTAATGTTTAAGGTAGTTCCTCTTAAAAAAAATAGAGTTTGGATGGATAAAACTGATGACAATGCCTATAGATGCATTCCATTAAATGTTGCAAATACTTATGGATGGATGGTTTTGTCTCCAATTGATTTTTCAGCAGAATGGGATGGAAATAATAGTAAAGATAGTATTCGTGTAGATCTTGCTCCAAATTATGATAGGAAACTTGTATCGTCAGAATTTGGTCATGGGATACTTTCAATAGTTCCAGATTTTATTATAAAGACCCCACCTGGATTTTCAACATATGTCCGTGGCGTTCCAAATCAGATATCAAAAAATTTACAGCCATTCGATGCTGTTGTTGAAACTGATTGGCTTCCATTTACATTTACTTTTAACTTTAAGTTTACGGCTCCTGGAAAATTGTCAATTAAAAAAGATCAACCACTTTTTACATTTTTTCCAGTAGAAAGAGGATTTATTGAATCTTTTGACACGGTTGTATCAAACATAAAAGATAATGAAGAATTGCTTAAAGACTACAAGGAATACAATGATTTAAGAGATATGCAATCTTCTGGAAATAAGGACAATGTTAAAGGAACTTATTCTCGTGGATTTCTAGGGGATAAAAAGTTTGACATTATTAACCATCAAAGAACTACAATTTTGTCAGAATTTGAATAATTACCATATTGGCTATAATGAAATTGCTGCTAAACATGGTATAATAATTGAAGGTGATTAACTATGGCATTTCCAGGAACTTATAACTTTAACTACTATGCTGGTGACACTTTTGAGTTTTTTGTATACCCAAAAAATTCTACTGGTGGAGTATTTGACGATCTTTCTAGTTATTCTGCACTTTTCTTAGTTGCTACATCTAGAGGTTTATCGGCATCTGCAGCTGCTATAAACTCTGTTACTGCTTCAACAGACGCTTCAGCAACCGTTTTAGATGGAGATCATGTTTCCTGTACCATCAAACCAGCTGGAGGTAGAAAACTAACAGCCCCATCATATCTTTATGATCTTCAAATTATAAATACAAGTGCATCTTCATCCTCTTTCGGAAAAGTATTTACTCTTTTAACTGGAACAATAAGTGTTACACAAGATGTGGCGGTAACTTAGCATGGCAATAGATACTATTATATCTAATGATGAATTAGTTGTAGTTGGACCACCTGCCTCAGTATCTGTAAGTGTTGATATTGGTCCACAAGGAGAACGAGGATCCCAGTTCTATTCTGGTATTGGTCTTCCTACAGAAGCAGCAAATGTAGCAAGTCTTGTAGATGCAAAAGTAAATGACCTTTATATAAATAGACTCCTTGGTGGAAATTATGGGGTTGTTTATAAATTAAATGCGACTCCTGGCGGAACTATTTGGCAGTCTATATTAAATTTTCAACCAATATCTCATAGCATTCAAAAAATAGTTAATTTCACATCTGGTACTGGATCTATTTCAATACCTTTGGCAGATTTTTATTCTACTGCACCAGAAAACTTAGATCCAGAAACAATCCTTGTTCAAGCAACATCAGAATTAAACAATCCAGCATTTGTATCTATTTCTAATAAAAGTATTGTAAATGTTGGAAGTCCTGCTGTTAAAACTTTTATTGCAGAATTAAAGGGTGCACAATTATCTTCAGGATCTGTGTCTTTAATTTCATCATCTGCAGTACCTATAAATTTTTACATAACTGCAGGGGTAGGATAATAAAATGGCAACAAGAATCAGTGTTACTAAAGATTTTACTAATAATACATTTGACACATATGTTCCAGATTTAACAGACAATGCAGATATTCAAAATGCATTCGAATTATTTTATTATGGAAATTCAGATATTGGAAATACAGAAGGGGATGTAAGTCTTCATAAAAATCTTGTAAATTTTGATACCAGAATTACTTCAGCAACAACAGGACTTTCTGGTCATGAGGGGTCTAGTACTGTACATGGTGCAACTGGTGCTATTGTTGGTACAACAAATACTCAAACATTGACTAATAAAACAGTTAATTTAACTGATAATGTTTTAAGTGGTACTACCGCACAGTTTAATGCTGCACTATCAGATAATAACTTTGCAACAGAAGCCGCACTTGGATTAAAACCAACTCTTACTTATGAAGGTTCAACCGTAAATAGAAATATTTTTGTTCAAGCAGCACAGCCTACAGCAATAAATGTTGGCGACATTTGGTTTGATTTCTAGGAGCTAATATGGCAATTGTTTGGGGATCCTATACAAACAACAACAGCAATGGTATGCGTGTTGGTTTGGACATATCTTGGTCAGCTGTTGACCATAATTCAAGTAGTACAACTGCTACAGTAAAAGTTTGGACACAAAATACTTATAACTATAATGATGCTCAATCAATTAGTTATACAAATCTCTATACCTCTACTGCTATGAGTTCACTAGCAGCAACATCTTACACAAATACTGGAAGTAGTGGTTCTTCAACTCAGAGATCTACTAGATACTATGTTCACACCTATGGTTCTAATCCAGCAACTATAACATTTGGTGCAACGGTTTCTGGATTGTATAATGGTGGAAGTCCAACTGTTTCAGTTTCTAGCACTACTCCAACTAGACCAGCTGCACCACCACCTCCCTATGTCGAACCACCTCCCTATGTCGAACCACCTCCACCTCCAATATATGCACCATCTGCACCTCAGTCTTTTGCTGCAAATACTTCAACATTTGGACAGATTGGTTTATCTTGGGCAGCACCATCTAGCAATGGTGGATCTTCCGTAACCAGCTATGTCCTTCGTAATGGTGCAACAGTGCTTCAAAATACTGCAGGAACTTCCTACACACACACAGGTCTATCCCCATATACAGACTATTCCTATACAGTAACTGCTGCCAACTCAGCTGGTGAGGGTTCTGCTGCATCTTTAACCGCTAAAACAATGGGTGGAATTTGTAAAGTATGGAATGGTTCTGCTTGGGTTGTAGCCTTACCTAAAGTCTGGAATGGAACATCTTGGGTAAATGCTCAAGCAAGAATTTGGGATGGATCTGAATGGAAGTATGGAATTTAAAGTATTGACAATTTTATGCTTTTAGTATATAATTTTATTAAGTACTATAGACAGGAGAAATAAAATGGTACTCAAGTTAACAAAATCACAAAAAGAAATGGTGCAATCTTATGGTCGCTCATTTTTAGGTGCAGCACTTGCACTGTACATGGCAGGTAATACAGATGTATACACATATGTCTACGCATTAGTTGCTGCATTTGCTCCAGTTGCTATCCGATTCTTTAATAAGAATGATATTGCATTTGGAAAAATTTCTGGTAATTTAACTTCAGAAGAAGTTGCTACAGAAGTTGTTAAGGCAGTAAAAAAAGCTGCTACAAAAAAGACACAGAGTAAGTAACAAAACCTATGCCAACTCCGACAATTGCTTTTCTAACCTATGACTGGTCTTTTGGTATAAAGCCATTGCAGCCAAATGGATGTGGTTGGTATAGAGCATACCTTCCAATGAAGCAATTGAAGGAGCATGGCTGGGAAAGTGGAATTGGAATGCCAGGATTTAGCGAAGAACATGCTTTTGGTATTTTAATCCCAGATGAAAGAGCTATCCACGGATGGGACATAATTGTTTTAAAACTAATTATGCTTAAAAGGTTTGTTGATCATGTTGCAAAAGCAAGAGAGCTTGGTCAAAAAATTGTTGTTGATATTGATGATCATATGGAAGGTCTTGAAGAAACAAATCTTGCATACAAGACAACTCATCCAGATTCAAATCCAGATAATAATAGAGATCACTATGTTGCAATTATTGAACAGGCAGATGCTTTAATAACTTCCACCCCATTTTTAAAAGATTACTATCAAAAAAAATATCCAGACAAGCCAATATTTATAGTAAGAAATGGCATTGATATTGAACGATGGGGAATAAAAAGAAAAGACCATGCTGGTCGTCTTCCAACGTTTGGCTGGGTTGGTGCTACTCCCTGGAGATCTGGAGACCTAGAAACATTAAAACCATTCTTTGGAGAATTTTTAAAAAAGAAACATTTAAAATTTCATCATGCAGGAAATGTTATTAATGCTCCATCAGCAGCTAGTCAAATTGGAATTGATAAAAAGATTTGCTCATTTGAGCCAATGAAGACAATGTTAAATGTTCCAGAATTATATAGAAGAATGGATGTTGGAATTGTTCCATTAAGAAATGTTGAATTCAATCATGCAAAGTCATACCTAAAAGGTTTAGAAAATGCAGCAGCAGGAATTCCTTTCATTGCATCTGGAGGACTTCCAGAATATCAACTTTTTGCAGACTCTGGAGTTGGAAGAATTGCAAACACTCCTGATGAATGGATTGGTCATATGGAAGAATTATTAGATCCAAAAGTTAGACTTGAAGAAAAAACTAAAAACTTTGAAATTATATCTGAAAAGTTTTCAATGAAACAAAGAGGGCATGATTGGGACGAAGTTTGTAAAAAAATTCTTGCGTTATAATATATGTATGGCTAAAATATATATAAAAAGTGATGAATACTCAGAACCAGTTAAAACTTTTTTAAAGAAATATATTAGACAAAGTACTCCCCATAACTTAGCAGTCCACGAACAAAATGCTGACATATGCATTAGTCTTTTTATTCCAGAATATCCAGCAGAAGAACTATTCAATGCTTACTTGTATAATAATGATAAAAATATGGAAGAGCTTGCAGATAGAATTTACTATCAATGTTCAAAGGCTGAAGTTAAAACTATGCAAGTTGCAAAAAGATCTATGCCAAGAGAGGAGTATGAAATGAATTTTAAGTGCCCAACGCTTGGTATTAATCTAACAAATGATTCAAAAGAAATAGATGAAGAAGTCTATGCATTAGTAATTGGTCAAGGAATTGTTTCTTACTTTTCCCCAGGAACTGTCTTTAATACATTTTCAGTAAAAGACAAGATTAAAAAACCAGGGGATAAAGGTTTTACCAATAGAAAATATATTCAAGAGTCAACAAACAACTATAAAATATTATTTAAGAAATAGATAGAGAAATATATCCTTTAATTCTTTCTATCAAATTAATTCCTGGATAAAAAGATGTTTGGCATCCAAGACAATAGAAAAATACTTTGTCACTACTGTCTACTTTAGAAACAACAGTATCACCAGCATCAAATTGACATTCTATTTTTAATGCCTTATTATTTTTTACAAGATCGTTATAGTAATTAACCTCTTGAATTGTTAAATCCATTTGCTTCTCCTTGAATATTCGTGTAGAATGTATCTATTACATTTTATCAGAAGGACGTGTTACAAAATGTCATTTATTGACTCCAACGGATCCATAGCAGATCCATACCGCAACTTTATTCATATCTCAAGGTACGCTCGCTGGATTGAAAGCGAAAACCGTAGAGAAACGTGGCAGGAGACTGTTGACAGATATTGTAACTTTATGAGAGATCATCTTGTTCTTAATCATGGATATAGCCCAAATGCAAAAGTTTTTAATGAAGTTAGAGAAGCAATTTTAAATCATCACATAATGCCTTCTATGAGGGCACTGATGACCGCTGGACCAGCTTTAGAAAGAGACCACATAGCAGCCTACAATTGCTCCTTTATCTCTGTAGATAGCCCTAGAGCCTTTGATGAGGCAATGTATATCTTAATGAATGGAACTGGTGTTGGATTTAGTGTTGAGCAAAAATATATAAACCAGCTTCCAGTAATTGCTGAGTCATTTTTTCAAACAGATACAACTATTGTTGTTGACGATTCTAAGCTTGGATGGGCAAAAGCCTTTAAAGAACTAATTGCACTTCTTTATCAAGGTCAGATTCCAAATTGGGATGTTTCTAAGGTTCGTCCATCAGGAGCAAGACTAAAGGTATTTGGTGGAAGAGCTTCTGGACCAGACCCACTTGTTGACTTGTTTAAATTTACTATTGAAACATTTAGACTTGCTGCAGGAAGAAAGCTAAAGTCAATTGAAGCACACGACCTAATGTGTAAGGTTGGAGAAGTTGTTGTGGTTGGTGGAGTTCGCAGAAGTGCTTTGATTTCACTCTCCAATCTTGATGACTTTGAGATGGCAAAGGCAAAAAGTGGACAATGGTGGGAAGGAAATGGACAAAGAGCTTTAGCAAATAACTCTGCTGTTTATAATTCAAAGCCAAATACTGCACAGTTCCTTCGTGAATGGAGAAACCTTTATGAGTCAAAGTCTGGCGAGCGTGGTATCTACAATATGGATTCTGTTCGTAAGCATATTGACAAGTTTGGTCGTAGAGACTCAAGTCTAGTTGGTGGAACAAATCCTTGTGGAGAAATTCTTCTTCGTCCAAATGAATTTTGTAATCTAACAGAGGTTGTAATTGATGCAACTGATACAAAAGAAACTCTTCTTGAAAAAGTTCGTCTTGCTACTATTCTTGGTACATGGCAATCAACTTTGACAAACTTTAAATATATTAGAAAGACTTGGAAAGATAATTGTGAAGAAGAAAGACTTCTTGGAGTATCTTTAACAGGAATTTATGGAAATAAAATTACTGCTACAAATGGAAAGGCTCTTGAGTCCCTTCTTGATGAAATGAGAGATCTATCTGTTTCAGTAAATGATAAAGAGGCTAAGTCTTTAAACATTAACCCTTCAGTATCAATTACCTGTGTAAAGCCTTCAGGAACTGTCTCACAGCTTACAGGAGTATCTTCTGGTATCCACCCGTGGTATTCAGAATACTATGTAAGAAGTGTTAGAGCAGACAACAAAGATCCTTTAACACAATTCTTAAAAGATTCTGGAATTCCATTTGAACCAGATGTTATGAAGCCTGAAGCAACAACTGTATTTTACTTCCCAATTAAGGCTCCAAAGAATGCAGTTCTTACAAAAGATCTCACTGCAATTGATCACCTTGAAATGTGGAAGACATACAGAACTCACTGGACAGAGCACAATCCAAGTGTAACTGTAAATGTTGAAGAAGATGAATGGATGCGTGTTGGAGCCTGGGTCTTTGATAACTTTGATTCAATTGGTGGAGTATCCTTCTTACCAGCGGTAGAGCACTCTTACAAGCAAGCCCCTTATCAGGAAATTTCTAAAGAAGAATACGAGTCATGGGTTAGCAAAATGCCTGATTCAATTCGCTGGGACATGCTTTCTTTGTATGAGACAACTGATGGAACAACTGGAAGTCAAGAGCTATCTTGTGTAGCTGGAGCCTGTGAAATTGTAGATATTACAAGGTAGTCTCTGTGATAAAATAGACTAGAGGTAATCTATGTCCTACACAAGTTCAAATCTTTATGCTTCAAGAGTTTATGCAGAGCACCCAGTAGCTTTGTGGGCTATGGATGAACCAAATTATTTTGTTTCTTTAATTTCACAAGAAGAAAAAGAAATAACAGAATCTAGTTGGGATTTTGATAACGTTATCAGCTCTGCTTCCGTATTCACATTGTCTGGATACCCTTTTGAAGACCTAGATGTAAATAAAGTGTATCTTGCCACAGCTTCAGCAGCAACAGTAGAGTTTACAGTGTCCCTGTCAGCTTCATTATCTTACTTAGAGTTTGATCCCAACAAGGGTAGTGTATGTATTTCTAATTATATTTACATTCCTGAACAAACTTCTATCTTGTATACAGACGTAGGATTTGTTGTAGATGGGGAAGAGTCATATACAAGATACTCATTCCTAAGAGCAAATATCTGGGAAAAAATTTCTCATACAGAGCAAGTAGTTGGAGAAAGCTTTTCCCCTTTTATAAGAGTGGTATATGACCCAGATGTTGATGCTACTGAAGAAAACTCTTCTATTTATTTTAATGGAGTATCTGTTGCACAATGGTCAGAACCATATAGCTCAATAAGTACTGGAATCCCCAGTGCATCTTTGATTACGCTACCAAGTAATATCGCATCTTTGATAGATTACCCTGAATCAATAAAATGCACTATCCTAGATCCATATGGTTTAAATGATATTTCAGACAACGGATACGTTACATGCTTAAACAATTCTCTCTCTGCAAAACTTTCTAGTATCCCAATGGTTTACGGGTCCTCTGGGAATATTAAAATAAATAAGGATGCAATATTCTTAACAGAGCTAGTTGATGGCTCTTCCTTAGACCCTTTAATTATTGACGGGGGATCTTCTTCTGCAGCATATTTAGAGTATATTGATGGAGGAGGAGCTCTTCAGTTTTTATATTTAACAGAAGATCAGTATTATAATTTTCCATCGCTAATCTTTCCTGGAAAAGGATTTTTAAATCAATACGGTTACAATAAAACTCTTACAACAGAATTTTGGCTAAGAATAAATCCTGAAACAACTACAAGAAAAAGAATCTTTGGACCACTTGCATCAGAGGATGGAATCTACGTTGATAGAGATTTTATAACTGTAAATGTTGGAAAATATACAAAGTCTTACTTTATTGGAAAATGGTATAGACCTATGTTAGTTAATTTTTGTCAAAGCCCAAATGAAATTTTCTTAATGATAAATGGAGAAAAAGTTATATCAATTCCAATTGAATCATTACAGATTTCAACTTTCCCAGCAGAAGACGAGGACTACTTGGGATTTTTCACAAATGAGTCTATATATCTTTTTGAAATTGATTCATTTTCCATATTCCCATACGTTGTTGCAGAGCAGGTTGCAAAGAAAAGATATGTCTTTGCACAAGGTGTTCAAGAACAAGAAAATATTGTTGCATCAAAAAATGGAGATCTTTCTTATGTAGATTTTCCATTTTCTGGATATAGTTCTACAATTAAATATCCAGATAGGAGTAAATGGAACGATGGATTCTATAATAACATTGTAGCTAGTGATAAAGGCATCAGTCTACCAGAGTACCAGTTGCCTGAAGTTATATTCAACAATAACTCAGCATCAACAGTTTTTCAAAAATCTTCAATTACTTCAGGTTTTTATGAAGAGAATTATGCAATACAAAATGAAGAGCACCCATATATTTCAATGGATCCTAATAATTTATATGCAGCAAATAATTCTTATGGAACTATTTATTTCTCAAAATTAAATCAAGCAGGATCTCAAACAAGATCAATACACTCAATACTAAAGTCTTCAAACAATGTTTCAACAAGGCAGTCCTTAATTTATATTTCAAATAATTTTGATGGTAATATTTTTGAAGTAGCAATAAACTCTGGAAGCCTTCAGTATATTTATAATGAAACTATTTTAAATTCACAAGCTATTGGTGCAAGCTCATATTTTGCAGTAGGTATTGACTTTGATAAAATTGAGCAAACCTATTACTCAACTGTTGGATCCTTTTTCTCAAGACCAGAATCTCTTTCTTTAAACTTTGCAGGAAATCAAGAAGAAATATTTCTTGGAAAAATATTTTCTTTAACAATGAATAATGATTTCTTTACAGATAAAGATGGGTCTCAGATATTTAATTTATCTGGAATAGCAATTAAAGAGTTTGACACAGATTTATATGATTACATTGGATCTTACACCCTGTTGCCAAAAACAACAAATACTTCAATAATTTTAGATGTAGGAGTTTCAGGATATTGGGAAAATTCAATACCTCTATCTTATTTTGGAAAGTACATAACCAAGGCTGACGGTACATTAAAGTATGACTTAGATTTATTACAATTTAACATTGATGCACCAAGTTCAATATTTTCAAAGTATAACGAAACATCTTCAAATTATCAAGATTCTCTATCAACAAAAGTTTATGTAACATTACAAAACATAGTTGAATTAGGCAATGTGGTATATACTCAATTCACAAATGTAGAAAATATTGGAATGAATAGAATTTTAGATTTAGGAGAAATTACTTCCTCAGAAAATACAAAGTATAAGATTGATAATGGAACTATCATTTATCCACCAAAAGACGTATCTGGTTTTACTAACTACTATATAACCATTCATATTGAAATTTCTTCTAAGGGAGTAAATACAGAGAATGTAAATATTAAAAATATGGGACTTGTTTCACTGTCTTTTGATGAGGGGCAATTCTATTCAATTAATACTCCTGCTACAGGAAAGTTCTACCCAATAGTTAAAAATGAAGACCAGTACGTTTATAAAAGAAATATCCCAGTAGTTATAGACACTGACTCCTCTCCATATTTATATTTAGCTGGAGACTCTGGGATAGAAGTGTTGCCAGATGTAGATGAAAATTTAGTAAAAGGAATTGCTATTCCAATAAATCAAACACTAAAAAGCAATCAAGAAGTTGTTGGACTACAAATGTTTTTAATGTATGACGAATCTAATCTATTTACTGAAAGAAGAAAGATTGGTAAAATATTTAGTTCTGATGATTCATACGATATTATTCTAACTCCTGAAGATGATGGAAAAAGAGCTTTCTTGAACATCTTTAATTCTAGTACTGGTGCACAATTTACTAATACTAGATTCTTTTTAAATGGAAATGCTGTAAACAATATAGTAATTGAACCTCTAGTTTGGAATTATATTGGCGTATCTTTTGAAAAAGAGCCTGGAGCAGAGCACTATCCAATCTATCTAAATTCAGCCATTGGAGAAATAGAGGTTTACTCTGGAGTAAAAATAGACAATGTTGCAAGCTTTATGGAGCTAGATCCTATTAATCAAAACTTAGTTATTTTTGATGAATGGGGTGTAGTTGATGATGCAATTTTCCCATCTACAACCCCTGTCACATGGAATGATTGGGCTACATCTGGAACATGGCTAGAAATTTTAAATCAACAATCCTTAGAAGTGTCTCTACTTTCTTTAGATGCAAAAGAGCTCTTTAATACCTATTCTGGTCTTTCTTCTGGAATTGTTAGTGATAGTAGTGTTCTTAGTGTTAGCAACGACTCTGTTATAATAATAAATGACGTAGCTTGGGATCAATATTTGGTTTAAGCAATAATTTATGGTACAATGTTGTCATGGATTATCTAGAAGGATTACAAAAACTGCCAAACAAGCCAAAAGTAAGCTATGTTGAAAACGATGCTGAATACGGTCTTTATGTTTGGAAAACAGAAACAGGAAGAGTATTTGGAGACGGCAATGGAAGTTTTATGAACATTCCAGCTAGAAAATATGACCTAGCTGCTATTAATAGAATTACACAGGCTGCAGCACACTATGGTGCTGGTCCAGGAAAGGCAGTCTTTATGCCAGGAGTTACAAGAATTACTGAAGAGGAACATTCTGTTCAGATTGACAGAATGAAGCAAGGCTATATCCCAAGTGAGTTTGATACTGGTGCTTTTGCTGATGCTGCAAAGGGGCTAAAAAAACATGGAAATGACTAATGAAGTTATTGCTAGAATTGATAATCTAGATAAAAATAAACCAACTGCAAATAAAACAGATGACTTTATGACTGAAGCAGACCTTGTAAAAGGTTTTGATGGCATAGATGCAAACTTTAAACGCAGAATTACAAGAATGAATAAGGCGTACACTGGTCAGGATGGTGCAAAGTCTAAGCAGTTATTTCCAGAGCAAGATATTACAACAGCCTATGGTCTTTTCGATGTTGTTTTACCGCCATATAATCTTGACGAATTAGCATTCTTCTTTGACAATTCTTTTGCAAACCATGCTGCAATTAATGCAAAAGTTGCAAACACAGTTGGTCTTGGATACGGTTTTATAATGTCTGACATTGTTAAAGCTAGGATTGAAGAAATTGAAAATGTTGATCAAAGAGTCAGAGCACAAAGAAAAGTTGAAAGAGCAAAGTCTGAACTTTCAAATTGGCTTGAAGAATTAAATGATGAAGATACTTTTACCCATGTCCTTGAAAAAGCAATGACAGACTACGAAGCAACTGGAAATGGATACATTGAAATTGGAAGAAAGAATACTGGAGAGATTGGCTATATTGGTCACATCCCTGCAACAACAGTTCGTGTAAGACGTATGCGTGATGGCTATGTCCAGATTGTAAATCAAAGAGTTGTTTTCTTTAAAAACTTCCAAGATAAAAAAACAGTAAATCCTGTAACCACAGACTCACGACCAAATGAACTTATTCATATTAAAAAATATAGCCCAAAGAATACTTACTACGGAGTTCCAGATGTTGTGTCTGCTGCAACTTCAGTAGTTGGAGACCAGCTTGCTGCAAGATACAATATTGATTATTTTGAAAACAAAGCAGTACCAAGATACATTGTTACACTAAAGGGTGCAAAGCTAAGTTCAGAAGCAGAAGATAAGTTATTTAGATTCCTACAGTCTGGTCTTCGTGGACAGAATCATAGAACCCTTTACATCCCACTTCCTGGAGATGGTCCAGACAACAAGGTTGAATTTAAAATGGAGCCAGTTGAAAATGGTATTCAAGAAGGATCCTTTGATAAATATAGAACTTCAAATGTTCACGACATCCTTATGGCACATCAAGTTCCAATTTCTAAAGTTGGTTCAGATCCTGGTAGCTCAATTGCATCAGCACTTGTTTCAGATAGAACGTTCAAAGAACAGGTAGCAAGACCAGCACAAAAGAATTTAGAAAAAACAATTAACAAACTTATTAAAGAAAAGACAGACATTCTTTTATTAAAGTTTAATGAATTAACTTTGACTGATGAGAATACTCAAAGTCAAATTGATGAAAGATATCTAAGAGCACAAGTTGTTGTTCCAAATGATATCAGACCTAGACTTGGACTCCCAGTAGTTCCACAAGGAGATACTCCAGTAGTTATGACCCCTCAACAACGTGCAGAGCAAAATGCTCAAATGGCTGGTACAAGACAAAGAGATCAACAAAGAACTGATCAAGCTTCAGACTCAACTGCAACCACAACAGGAAGAAATCCTGGTGGCGAAGGAAGATCTGTAGTATAATATAACAATATTATAAACATATAAAAAATACATATATAATAGGATTAACATGACTAATTTAAGCAAGGCTTATTGGACTTCAGATAACGATGATATCAAGTTATCTATGCCAATCGCTAAAGTAGATGTAGAGCGTAGAATCGTTTCTGGATTTGCTACGCTTGATAACATTGACAAGCAAGCAGACATTGTTCCTACTGATGTAAGTATAAAGGCTTTTGAAACATTCCGTGGTAATTTAAGAGAAATGCATCAAGCTATTGCAGTTGGTAAAGTTGTTAATTTTAGACAAGAAAAGTTTTTTGACAAGTCTACAGACAAACTTTATAACGGTGTTTATGTAGATGCATATATTTCTAAGGGTGCTCAGGATACTTGGGAAAAAGTTCTTGATGGCACTCTTTCAGGTTTTTCAATTGGCGGAATAATTAAAGATTCAGAAAATGCCTACGATGAGAATGTTGCTAAAACAATTAGAGTAGTTAAAGATTATGAACTTAATGAATTATCTTTGGTAGACAATCCAGCAAATCAATTTGCAAATGTCGTGTCAATTCAGAAAGTTAACAAGGATGCACAAATAGATGGTATAATTGCAAAAGCAGATCTTGAAAATGTCTACTGGTGTGAGAATGACGGTATCGTCAGACTTTCAGAAGTTGATGATTCAAGTTGCCCATCATGTGAAGTCAGTATGAAAAATATTGGTTTTGTTGAGACAAAGGATACAGAAAAAGCTATGACAGTTAAATCAATTTTAAACAAGTTTATTGGTTCTACAGACCTTGCTAAATCTGAAGATGTTTCCGAAACCCCAAAAACTTCAGGCGAAACGTCTGAAACAGCGATTGACAATAATGCGTCAATTGTAGAAAACAATATAGAGGAGGAGAACAACGTGTCAGAAGATAATACAGTAGTAGAAGAGACCGTTGAAGAAGTTGCAACTGAAGAAGTTGTTGCTGAAGCTCCTGCCGAA